ACCGCCGCACAATCTCAAATGGCTACACCAACTACACCAGTACCAACACCAGTACCAACACCAGTACCAACACCAGCACCAACACCAACTACATCAGTCGAGCCATTTTCAAATATAAGACGTCATTATGGTCAAGACAGAATATCATCTGAACAAAATATTAGATCTAAATCGTCTCGTAGTTTATTGGGAGCATTATTCAGTAATCATGGTGATCCAAGTCCTAATTTTCCAGATAATCACGGATTTTCGGGATTATTTGGATCAGTTTAACCGGAAAATCCTAGAGATTTTCCTCGGTATTACTATGATCATGTATGATCATAAGTACATTGAAGGCATGCCTAAACACTACCGAAAATGACACATGTGTCATTTTCGGTTAACTTCATAATACCAATATTACTACGAATATTTTATGATCATTTGTATCATAAAATATCTGAAGGCTTCAACAGTTGCTCAATGACGTCGGTGGCGGCGGCGAATTGTTTTTCTGCGATTTTTTCTATATATCTATATATAATAATAATAAATAATAAAATGAAAACCCCCGAAATTGTATTATTGCTAATACTAATTATAATATCAATAACTTATTACTGTCAACAAAAACAAAAACAAGAACCCTTTATTCCCGCAATAAATCGAATATATAGGCCACATGCTAGAAATGCTCGAATTTATGTAACAAATAAGTTTTCGCATATAACAAATCAAATAACGTCAACTATGAGAAAAATGATGTAAAATATATTTTCTTTGGATATTATAATCCAATGCCATCGAAAAAAATCAAACAGGTAAAACAATCCGCGAATATTTTTATACGAGGATTAAATTATGCACACGATCATATTTTATATTTAAATAATAGTAAATTTTTTGCGGGGATTATTATGATATTACTTAACGTTGGATCAAAATTCATATCTATTCAATTTAGTAAATCAACGGAAGAATATTTAAAATTTTCATTAAGCAAACAATTATTAGTATTTGCAATGGCGTGGATGGGTACGCGTGATATTTATGTGGCGTTGGGATTAACTGCGGTATTTGTGGTTTTATCGGATCATTTATTTAATGAAGAAAGTCATTTTTGTGTTGTGCCGCATAAACATCGAATATTACATAAATTAGCCGATTTGGATAATGATGGGACGGTAAGTGATGCAGAATTGAATTCGGCGATTGCGACATTGGAAAAAGCAAAAAAGGAAAAACAACGACATCAACAAAATAAAAATAAAAAATAATAGCAATCATGATAACAATATAAACGTATGGCATATATTGTTATAACGATGTTGGAACAAGAAGAGCAACAGCAAGGACAGCAACAAAAGCAAGAACAAGAACCGCTTTTATTAGATACCGAGAAATCGAGATATGTATTGTATCCAATCCAACATGATGATATTTGGAAAATGTATAAGAAAGCAGAAGCGAGTTTTTGGACAGCGGAAGAAATCGATTTAGCAATAGATCGTAAAGAGTGGGTAACAAAATTAACGGCAAATGAACGATATTTTATTAGTCATATATTAGCATTTTTTGCGGCGAGTGATGGAATCGTGAATGAAAACCTTGCCATGAATTTTTCAAATGAAGTTAAATGTGCAGAAGCCCGGTGTTTTTATGGATTCCAAATGGCCATTGAAAATATCCATTCTGAAGTTTATTCTTTATTGATAGATACCTTAGTCGATCCATCCGAAAAACATCATTTATTAAATGCAATTACGACAATTCCGTGTATAGAAAAAAAAGCAACATGGGCATTGAAATGGTGTAATCGCGCTACCGCGTCATTCGCGGAACGATTAGTTGCCTTTTCAGTGGTGGAAGGAATCTTTTTCAGTGGGGCGTTTTGTGCGATATTTTGGTTAAAGAAACGCGGATTAATGCCAGGACTAGCATTTTCAAACGAATTGATTTCGCGGGATGAAGGGATGCATTGTGAATTTGCCGCATTATTATATTCAAAACTACAAAACAAATTAACGGAAGATGTCGTGCATAATATAATAGTTGATGCAGTAGCCGTAGAATGTGAATTTATTCGAGATGCTATCCCCGTCGAACTTATTGGTATGAATTCATCGCAAATGTGTGAATATATTAAATTTTGTGCAGACAGGTTATTATTTTCATTGGGTTATAACAAAAAGTTTAATATTATAAATCCATTTGATTGGATGGATATGATTTCATTGCAAGGAAAAACCAATTTTTTCGAGAAACGTGTATCCGAATACGCATTGAGTAACGTAGGATCGACAATTGATTATACTAGCGAAACCCTTTCTTTCGACGAAGATTTTTAGTTTTATTTTTGATCTGTTTTTTTAATTTTCCTGGTTTATTATTTTTTCTTGTTTTTTTGCCGGCACCAAACATATTACGTTGCCGCTGCATCCAATTTTTATTTATGGTATTATCGCTACTACTATTACCACTGTCGTAACTGCTGTTATAATCGCTACTACTAATATCATACCTATTATTATTATTATAATTATTACCTTTATTTTTGCCGATGATCGGTTTAATATTTAGAGTAGATCGACTATAAGATTTTACATCCTTACCCAATACATCGCGCCACGATCTGGATATATTGTCCGATTTTTTATTACATGATAGTACCGGTAGTTTAGCTATTGGGATTGTTTCACCGGGATATAAATCTATATTAATATTAATATCAAGAACCCATGCTTTTTTATGCGTCGTTTGTTGGGAGTGCACCGCGGGTATTTTAAAATACTTATTTTGTATATTGTCTGTATCTACATTTGTCCGTTTACGTATATTGGCAAATTTATCTTTGAATAAAATATTGGTTGATGTATATTCGCGGGAATTCATAACAGTCCATAAATATATAAATAATATAATAAAATCAGGAGGTTCATTGGCGGCAATTTTAAATAACGATTTACTATTAAATTCTATTAATTTATATTGTTCACTTTGATCGTGATCACAATATAAAAACATATAATGAGTCCATTCACCCATTCCTACATCCGTATCGATTGACGCGGTAGGAGAAATTTTGATAATATTATCATGCTTGGCAATTATTATTACACTTATTCGATATACAGCTTTAATACGCTGACATAATTGTGCATTATTTCTATAATTAATTTCTATATTGGCTAAATTGTGTTTAAGATTGGTTGTATTTATGTTATTGGGTGCACCATTTACAACAGATTCAATAAATCCATTATTTCGTCCACCTGTGTTATCGAGTACTTGTATCCCGAGTATTTCATTATTAAACGCGCGCTGAGATATTTCATTCCATTGGTTGCATAAATTGTAATATTGGGAAAAAAAGGTTTGTAATATTTCAGTATCAACGGTATCAACACCATTCGAATTATACGTTGAACTGCTAATCTGAATGGATCGATTATGTGGATTTTTAAAATCGGTGTCTGGATTAATTTTATATGAAAATATTGTATATGGGTGTCCGCCAAGAAATACGATATTATTTGGCCTAATTAACGTATCTAATGTAATTTTAATATTATTATCAACCATTCCGTTAGATAACGCAATTGTATAATCAGTAACCCGTTTACCTGTTCTATACATATATGAATCTTCGGTTTCTCTATTTAATTTATTGAACATTGCAGAATTAAAAAATTGCAGTTTAACATCTTTATATTTATCAATTAATTTATCTGAACTATCACGGTCTCTATATCCAAAACTAGATTTAATGTGACTACTTATTGTATGCGTGGATAATGCATATACCATTTCCGAAATTAATTTTATAGATGGATCAAACAAAACAATTTGACTAGTTGCATTAGTTACACCAACCAATGATGGTTCTAATTTAAGTTTTTCGTATCCTTTAATATTTGTATATAATGTAACTACTAATCCAGTTGGATTGTTAATAGAAGTAGGAGCAGGTGGAGGAGCAACTCTAGAACCACCACCACCGCCACCGCCACCACCGCCACCGCCACCACCGCCACCAGCAGCAGCAGCAGCAGCAGCAGCAGCAGCAGCAGCATTATATCTAGGACTAGCATTTGCAATTGAAGTTGCCATTTATTTTTTATGGTGAATGAATTTATTATTATATTATGTGACGATAATAATAATAAATATAAATCTAAATATCTAAACTAACTGTATTTTTATTAGATGTCGGGCGACGCTTACTACGTTTTGGGACATTCCCGTCATTCTGCAAGTCTTTCAAATCTGAAATACTAATGGTACTACTATTTCCATCATTTTGAGATGGCGTGGCTTCTTGAATATTAATAGTCTTTGTCTTCAGACCAGACAAAATATCGGTAATGTCACTCGGTCCTTTCATTTCAGGGCGACGAGTTGCATCATTTTCGCGAATATTTATCCCATCATTAAATCCGCGACCTCTAACTAAATCGGGTCTATTCATGCCACTAGCATTAGCACTAGCACTAGCACTACCTCCATTATTATTTCCCGCTCGATTTGCGGACATTTGTGGTGCACCAGGACCTTGAGTAGCTAAAGGTGGCGGAGGAGGACGATTTCCCATTTGTGAATCTCCTGGATTCATTACTCCGTTCATAAACCCCGAAAATCCAGGACTAGATTGTCCCATTGTATTTACTGCCGCCGTCTGAAATTGTCGCATCAAATCAGGATTTTGTCGTAAAATATCATCCATTCCTGGCATGGCGGATTTGAACATGGTGTTTGTCATATGAACCATCATTGCACTTCCACCTAATTGGAAAAGCAATTTCAATTCAGGAGCCATCGATGCTTTGCTCTTATACTTATCATGCAATTCGGCAAAAACATCATCATAATCCGTCATATTTTCACCTACTTGTTCGCTCCACCCATCGATTTTAATATCGAATGGATCAAATCGGTTATTCAAGAATTCAAGAGCGTTAATTGCCGCCATAAGCATATTTCCTTGAAATTTCACGGAATTCTGTTTAGCTTTTTCTTCCATAATCATTTCATATTCCCCTTGCATTTCTGCAAGTGGCGATTCCATGGAATACTTTTTGGTTAGATTCACGCCTTTACTTTCAAGTGACTCCAACTTTCGCAAAAACTTGAATTTTTCTCTTAATAATTCTTCTTTACTCATTTGGGGTTGAGACGGAACGGCTTTATCCGGATTTAATGGAATATTATTGAATTTACCGTATCCATCCCATGATGTTTGACCTTCTCCTCCATTTTCGGCAGTAGCTTGTCCTAAATTTATCGATGGACCGTCATCGAATCTCACGTTATTGCTAGTACTAGGATTAGTATCAAATGAAAGTTTCTTGGTAAACATATCTGATTTTGATTCGTAAGTTGATCGACTAGTTGTATCCACTAAATCATTCAATTCATTCTCTAGATTAGTCAAATCATCCAAATTAATATCGCTAGACATACCTCCACTACCGCCACTGCTACCACCCACCTTTCTATCATTCATAAGAAGTTCAATTCCTCCGCCAAAATTAGATGATTTTAATTGAGGTCCGTCATTTAATTGTATACTTGAAATATCAATAATTTCATGATCCATTACTATTGTTATAACTTAAATAGAATAATTATATTTAAGTTGTACGAATTGAAATTATATTATGATACCGTGATTTTATTATTGATGTACCATATTCCTTGTAAAAATGAATCTGCTAGATCGTCCTTTTTATTATGTGCCGTAAAAAAGGTATGCCAAGGTAAATCGTCAATAATATGTTCTAAACACATTTGAATTCCCGCTTTTTTGCGATTTTTATATGATGTTATGGTAATATTATCGGAGGTACCAGTGCCAGTGCCAGTGCCAGTGCCAGTGCCAGTGCCAGTACCAGTGCCAGTGCCAATATTACCGGAAGTACCCGTTTTCAATTTATTGGCAGCGGAAACAAAATCGATTTTAATATTATTATTTGTCATGATAAAATATTGTGCGATCATTCCTTGTATGGTTTTCATTCTATTTGCAATAGGACTAATTTGATTTTCAATAATAACTGCACTGATTGACGATATATCAATATCCTGTAGCATTTCATTGAATTTTATTTGGATATTTCGTCCAATAGTAACTAAATCCAATTTAGATGCGTTAACTGGTGTTGTGGATGACAATGTGGTCGAAAAACTGTTTTGTTTAATGAATTCATTTAATAATGTCACTAATTCTGGTTTCTTAATAGTTGTTTTTGAATATTCCAAGTTATATTTCAATGCTAAATCGTGTAGCATTTGTACTTTTAATTTATTTATTGCTGCTGCTGTTGTTTTATTAGATGGAATGATGTGGTCTGTTTTTTTTGCATGAACCACACAATAATATTTACTACAAAATATATATTTAGCCAATTTACAACATTTTTCTTTATTTGATTTGTCTGTTTTGCTTGTTTTGCTTGTTTTGCTTGTTTTGCTTGTTTTGCCTATTTTTATTTCTTGGCAATATATTTGCTCTTGATTTTGATCAGTTTGAGTCAAATCAATTGAATTCCATTTTACAATTTTTGGTTGTTGCTCATAATCAATTTCAAATAAACAATAGGCGAGATTTTTAATACCCACATCAATACTTAATATTTTCATAGTTGTATTGTTTATTTTGCTTAAATTATATTTATACAGATATTTTCTAAATATAATATATGACGACAGGCCATTACCCTCTTAAACGGTCACGAACCACTTATGAACAATCGCCTTATGCATCATTGCACAATAAAAGGCCCAGTGAACAATTGAAATTACAAATGCCAAATATACGTAAAATTAATGGTATAACCCAATATCATTTTACAAGTAAGGGACAAAGTATTACGACTGAGGATGCACCATACAT